ACGTAACACCGCCAGTGTTGACGGTGAAAATCTCTGTTAAACCCGTGCCTAGCTTGTCTGATCCTGACGCAATGCGAAAGCGCGTTGAAGTGTTATCAAACGCCAACACAGGGCCGGTAGTGCCTGTGCCGCTAACAAGAGATACCCATTTGCCGCCAGAGCCTTCTACCGAAAGCACTCGGCCAGCCGTTGTGGAGTGTAAATCAAGCGTTGCGGATATAGTGCCGTCGCCAATCCCCACATTCTGCGAGCTATCAATCGTGATCGCCGTGCTGGTGGCGTTGTCGTCGATGCCTGTGGAAGTAAATGTGGTGAATGTTCCTGCGGCGGCTGTAGTGCCACCAATGGTCGTACCGTCAATCGTGCCGCCGTTGATGTCAGCAGAAGTGATCGTGACTGAGGCTACATTACCAGATGCGTCAAGGTATACGGACTTGTCTGCGGCGTATGTGACAAACACAGACTTTGTGCCGGCGCCAAGGTTTACCGCAGAGCCGGTATTACTACTTGCCAGAATGGTCGTTCTGGTTAGCGTGTTGCCGGCGCTTGCGTATGTGCCGAGGCCAACCTCCCAGTCGCTGTTCGTATCGTCAACAATCGCGTAGTAGGTGGTGTCTCCATCAGACAGGGCCGCAGAAAACGCAATATAATTTGTTTCTGCTCCAGCGAGCGTTACCGCCCCCGTCCCCGTCGTCGTGGTGGTTTCCTTGACGCGGTCTTTAACGACCAGTGCCATTATTAGGCGATCCTGATAATGGCGTTGCTGGCGTCAGCGGTAGGGAATGTGATGGTGAAGTCGCCAGCACTGGATGACTTGTCAGAGCCAAAATCCAAAACAACCACAGACGGATCGCCTGCCTGCGTGTCGTTGTATATCAAGGCTCCGCGCGCGGTGATTGTTGCCGTGCTGAACGTAAGGTCGGCAAAGTCCGTAAACGCTGTTGTTCCAGAAGTGGTCGGCGTGACATTGGTGAGCGCCGCGCCGCCGGCAGAGTAGCCAGTGCCCGATGCCTCGTTAGTTACGGTGTAGGCCGTAGTCGTGGCATCAAGGGTTGCCGCGCTGGTATAAAGCGCCAACTTGAAAGTATTTCCCGTGCCGTTGGTGAAGTCGTGCTTTGCCTGAAGCAACTCCTGCTTGAACGACGTACACATTGCCTGCGTGATTGCCATTTAGATTCTCCTAATCATTTCAGCTAAATCTTTTTGCCCCGCGTCACACAAGGCGTTGTACACAGTGGTGCGGTCACTGCGTATCGCTTCCTTCATGTAGAAGACTAAAACCGCACGGATATGATTTCTGAATGCCTTTGCCTGATCCTTGACGGCAGGCATTGCGTCCTCAGAGACGTTTATTATCCTGTCGAGACATCGCTCCGCAACTTCCTCTGGAGAGAAGCCTCGACCTGATGTTGTGTGTACTCCGACAGTTCCTACTGACAAGTCAAGCATTAGGTTCTTGTCTTCCTGACTTCTCCAGAGCGATAGCTGTCCGTGGTGCTATAGCCCTCGCCAAGCTCTTCTAGTCTGGCTATTGCGTCTTCGTACCGCATTGCGTAAACCTGCATAAGGTCATTGTCGCCCTTCAGGAATGTGTATGCCTCAACCAAGCACCCGTAAAGCAGGGTGCTCTCGGCATTTGTCCCAAGCCAGCTTGTCCCAGAGGCGGAGACGGTAATCGACTCCGGCTTGTGGAAATAATGCAGTTCCACGTCGTAGGAGGCGTCTGGCGTCGGCCCTATAATAAATGAGGAGTCGGTAAAGATTCCGTAGTATTTCGGGACGGCTTGGCTTGTGCTGTCTGGGTACGCCTGACGTATAAAGTTTACGTCCTTAAAGATCAGGTACTCGTAGCCGTTGTTGTCTATCGCCATTGAGTATGGCGTCAGGAAATCGCTTGGCATTGTCAGGTACTCGTTACCCGACGTGAGCGTGCCCGTCACATTCTTTCGGAAGTCCGGCAACTGGCACCGCTTGAGTATTCTGTCCTCTGCCTGCTGAATGATTAGCGACAGATTGTTGACAAACGTGGTCTCGTTTGACTCGACGTAGTCCTGTATAGCCTGCTTCAGCGTGGTAAATGTGAATGCCATTAGGAAATCTCCACCGTTACACGCCCAACCACGCCTTCCATGTCAAGCCCCACAGTGCGACTGCCAAGAGCAGTGTCGCCACCACCAACGGGGTTCCAAGCAAATAGGCGCCTGCTTTCGTCAAGTCCATTATCAGGGCGGGGAAAGCGCAGAGCTTGCGGGTCGCTTGCATTCACATCTCCTAGCTTTAACTGGGGCTGGTCTTGGTCAACCACGTCCCTACCAACAAGGAGGCCGTTCCAGCGGCCATCCTCTATCTGGCGCACAAGGTCTCTCAGCGGGTAACGAAAGCCAGTGCGATCACAGTACCCAAAAGCGTGCTTGCCTTTTGCATAGCTACTCATAGGTCGTTATACCCGCCCGGAGCAACATACAGCGCCGCCTTCTCCCGAGACGCATCCGCCGCCAACTCCCACTGCTCCTCGTAGACCTGCTTGAGCAACGGGATCATCTGGGCGGATTCTGGCCGCTTGCTGGCGACCTGATACGCCAAGCCAGCAACAAGGCACGGGAGATACCTTGCTGGAACATCCATGTTGTTGGAGGCCGGACTGCCAGTGTCCTCGACGCGCTCCATGTAGTAGTACGCAAATGTGTAGCTGGTAGTTGCATCTGGAACGGGCCAGACGTGAACCGTAAGCCCGGTCGGCTTTCTTTCTACATAATACTGGAGTGGGCGCCCTTGAGTGAGCTTGTTCGTCTGATGTGCATACTGGCTGACCGATATGCGTTGCATGGTCAGATCAGTCTGTAGCGACGAGTTGCCCGCGTCCGTGCGTAACAGCCCCTCGACTATATCTAACTGGTTAGATGGAAGGTCGTATGACGACGTTCCTGCAACAAGAGCCAACGTGGTGTCCCGTACTGTCCAGAGATTAAGACCCCTGTTTTGCCACTCAAGCATGAGCAGATCAAGACTGCGGCGAGCAGTTTTGTAGTCGTACCCGCTTCTAAGCGCAAGCCCAGCACGCTCGTATGCCTCCTCCATAATGTCTGACAAGTCAAGAGTAAAGCTAGTCGTTCCGCTCGTAGCCATTTACACAACCCGCCCTTTTGTTCTGCCGCGCATTGCGATGCCGTTCATACACTTGGCTTTAGGCAGTGCGCCGCCAGTTGACTTCTTGCTTACCCCCGCCTCTGATAAGGCGATGGCGATAGCCTGCTTTTTGTCCGCAACCTTCTTGCCTGAGCCGCCGGACTTCAACTTGCCGGACTTGAACTCGCGCATAACCTTGCTGATCTTATCTTTCGCCCTGCGAGAGCTAGGTGCGTTGGCTGTCTGTTTTCCCGCCTGAGCGCGACTAATCGCCATATCAGCTACCTTTCTTCCACTTCTTCGACTTAGACTTGGTCTTGCTCGGAGACCATTTTACGCGATCAGCCCAGTAGGCCGCGCTCATCTTCCCCTTCTTGATATTCTTTCTATGCCTAGACTTAAAAGCCTCTCGCTGGCCGACGGTCTGGTTTGTCTTGACCCCTTGCTGGCCGAACCGAATAACCTTTTCCTTGCCGCCCTCGCACGCCTTAACAATGTGAGACTTCTTGCCGTGTCCGGGGGTTCTTCTCGGCTTGTTGCAGGCCATCGCCTTTTTGTCTACGCGACCGCCGCTCTTGTAGTAAAGACGCATTACTTCCTATGCCTCGCGGTTTTTTTCGCCACCTTCTTTGGCTGTGATGAATGTTGCTTGCCCTTCTTGGTGTCCGACCTTTTCTTGCGTGAAGTAGCGGCGTACTCGCTAGAGGAGAGAGCCTTGATCGCCTTCTCTGGCAAATATCTCTCACCGGTAGCTTTCGGCCCTTGAGTGCTCGGCTTTCCTGACTTAGTGCGCCATTTCTGCTTCGTCCACTTCTTCAGGGACTGTTGCGACTTTTTCAGCGCCATCAGTCTTTATACCCGCCGCCAGCCGACTTGTACTGCTTGGCGAGCATCTGCGCTTTTCTTGCGCTCCACTGTCCGGGCTTGCCGCCCTTCCCGCCAGCCTTGATTTTGTTAAACAGGCGCTTACGCAACGACGGCTTCGTGTAGTTTCCGGCCTCGTTCACGCGAGACTTGGTCTTGCCGCCAGACTTGTAGTAAAGGCGCATTAGCCGTACTGCTTAACAACTTTGAGCACAACGGTGTAAACGTCGCCAGCACCGGCACCCACCGTGGTAAATGCGATGTCACCCGTAACGCCCGCTCCGGCGTTATTCGGAATGCCGTTGAAGTCGGAAAAGTCCACTGTATCTGAATAGTCAGCAGGAATTTCCCACGCCAAAACATCTGCTGTGGCGTCAAAGAAAATTTTAATACCCATGCCGATAGTCGAATACCGGATTGATTCAATACTAACGCTGGTGCATGCGGCCTTGCTCACCGGGTCGGCGCTTAACGCAGAGACATCGACCTTAACAACAGCCGACTCTCCTGTCCCGTCGCTGACGTTGGTAAACTTGAGAATTGCATGGCGGGCGCCATCTTGAATAGTTTGGCTTGTAACTGCATCAGCCATCTTGATCTCCTAAAGAAAAGGGGCCGAAGCCCCTTGTATTAGCTTAGGTTTCGATTCTGGATGTACAGAATAGTTACAGTCGCAACACCAGCGGTACCGTCGCCAGCAGTGGCAGTAAAATCAGCCAAAACCTGAAGGTCAGTAGTACCAACGTCAGTAGCTTCAGTATCCAATGTTCCACGGGTGGTACCAGCAGACTGCACGCTAGTAGACGGAATGAACGCATCGGCGTCGGCAGAAGTACCAACAACCACAGTAGAGGCGGTGCCGTCGTTATTGGCGGTGGTCACGTTCAGGATTGCGTCAACAATCTGGGAGTTTGCCGGGATAGTGGCAACAACCTGATTTGCGCTGGTTGCACCAGCAATGTCGATGACGGCAGACTGCGCCATGAGGACGTAACCAACATTGGCAACATCAGTACCAACAGTTGAGCCAGTAGTATCTTTGATGGTTCCGGCCTTAATAGGCCCAGAAAAAGTAGTAGTACCCATGAGAGTCTCCTGTCTGGGTGAGTCTAGTGTTCCATGTGGAACAATTAGTCAGGAAAAGAAAAGGGGGCCGAAGCCCCCTGCGTTATTAGGACGTGCCGGGAGATCCGTAGATTCCCAGAGGATCGGATACGCCGAAGCTGTATCGCTCGCGAGCCTTGTACCGGACGTTGCCGGTGTCAAAGTCGCCGTCCATTGAAGTTTCCAGCGCGGTGCGCGAGAAGTGCTTCATGCCGTTCGGTACATCGGTAATGATGAAGAAGGCGTTGGTATCAGTCAGGAAGTGATTGACTGAGTAGCCTTCCGGAATCGAACCGTTGTTGCGAAGGGCGTTGATGTCGTTGTCAGCCGTGCCAACTCGACCTTCAGTCTCAAGCAAGCGAGTTGCTACAAACTGAAGCGCGGGTGGAACGATCAGACGACGAGGACGTGCCGCGATCAGCAGACCACGCTCGTCGGTAAATGCGGCGATGTTAATCACAGCATCTTCCAGCGAGGTCTCGTTCAGATCAGCCGCAACGGTAGGACGGTTGGCGTTAGTGCCACCGTTTACCAGCGGGTGAGCCGTGCTGAACAGCGTTACGCCGTCACCAGAGTTGTAAGACGTAAAGCCGTCGTTAAGCGGGTTGGCCGCTTTAACCTGCTTGGTGTGAGCCATAGCCCGAGCCAGCGCCTTGGTATAACGAGCAGACAAAGAGTCATACAGGTTATCTTCCATAGCTTCTTCAGTGATGGAGAAGCCAAGGGCGATGGTTTCGTGGTTATAGCGAGCAGTGAAAGACTCCTGTGCAGAGTCGTAGCTGATGGCCGCGCCTTCAGCTTTGACCGGTGCCGCACCGAATCCAGACAGCTTCACTTCTTCTTCAAACGAACGCTCAGATGATTCAGTTTCGTAAATCATCGTGTGCTCGTCATCGTACCGCTCATACTCCAGACCGAACAAAGCGTTCAGGCCGGGGAGCAGTTCTTTCAGCATTTGTGCGCGTGAAATAGCCATTTCCTAAGTCTCCTTAAACGCCAGCGGCCGTATCGTAAGCATGGCTTCCGGGCAACCAAGTCACAATGCAATCGGTGAACGAATCACCTACTGCGCTGTTCGGCCCGTCAACAAAGTCAACGATGCGGAGTGGGAGCGCGTCGCTCGTACCAATAGTGGATGCGTCCAGCGCATTCTTACTGCGACCGATTGAGGTTGATCCAGCAGTGCTGATAGCTTGGACATTATTACCCAGACCAGTCTGAGCAATAGATCCGTCGCCTTGCATCTGGAATACCAGCTTGGGGTCATCCACGATGTAAGCAACCGCATCAGACGCTACCGTACCGGCAGGCCATTGCTGGTTAAAGGTCTTTTGGTTGGTGCTGGGGTCGGTGTAAGCACAGCCGACAAAAATGCCAACAGTGCCCGCAACAACGGCAGTCGTGATGTCCGACTTTTCCACTGTTCCTGACGAAACCAGCTTTGCAAAGTCACCATAGAAGATAGCCGTGTTGTAACCAGAGGCGATCTTAATATGGCGCACTTTCCCGGTGAAAGAACCAGAAGCACTGAGCGTGCCGACAGGTTCCGCACCCATTGGAGTAGCTGTAGTAGCCATTTATCTCTCCTTAAAGGATTGTAGCTAACGAAGCCGCTCCGTTTTACGGGAGTCAGCTTCGACCAAAGGTTGTCCGAGTAGACCGCTCTGGGTTCAGAACGGGCATTCGGGGGTCGTTTTGCTTGAGGAAGTTGTTGTCCACGGATTCCATTTGACTTGCCGCCATTCTCTGGAAGTGCTCTTCGCGGGCGCGCATCTTCTCCTCGGGCGCCTTGCACAACAGCAAGCCTCCGATTTCGATGTTGCCCTCAAATCGCGAGTCAATGTCAGACATGACACTCAGTTCCGGGTGGTCTTCCGCTCTCACGGGAGTCCAGCCTTCTCTGAACTTTTGAGAAACATTGGTGTTGTCAGCGTGCCCCAATGTGCTGGTGCGTACCCAACGAAATACCCAGCCGTCTTGCGGATCTGGCGTTGGTAGTACGGAAGCAGGCTTCCAAGAGTCCGATGGACGTTGTTCAACTTCTCGGGCTTCAGCCGCCCGCGTGGTGCGCTCTTCTGCCATTACTGATTCTCCTTGAGTATCTGGTTGGCATACTGTTCTACAGTAAGCCCAAGCCGCTTTGCGAGGGCGACTTGAGTTCGACTCAGCCTCACTTTGCGTGGCTTAGCGCCGTTATTCCTTGCGGAAGGCGCCACCACCACGGATGGACTACGGGGGGTCGAGGAGGACCGATTGTCCGAGTCGGAGTATTCTCCCCCGAAGTATTCTGGAAACTTGTTCCGCACTCTTGCATTTAGCGCCTCGTAGTATTCGTCGGAATCGGCTTGGATTCCTTCGTCCTCTACAAGGTGGTTGTGTACGCCATACGCAAAAGCGGTCATTTCTGAGTGGCCCGGCTGTTGGAACCACTCCTGATTCTCTTTGGCCCAAGACAGGGCTTTTTCTGACGGCTTGCGGACATTTGCATTTACCTGAGCTTGTTGCCGGGCAAAATGCCGAGCCATCTGCTCCTCTTTCTGCCACTGCTCTTGTTGCTGAGCATACTGCTGAGAGCGGTTGCTGTAGTCCGAGTTGCCGCGAAGCGCCGCGTCATGCTCCATTTGAGCGCGATTTAGAGCCTTTTGGGCCGCTATCTGCTCATCTGTGTTGCCTTCCTCCACGGCCTTTCTGTAGGCAGATTCTGCGTGAGCCAAGGCGTATTTCGCCCGGTCCTGCATCTGGCTTAGCAGTACCGCCTCGCCCTTGTGGAGAATGTTTTGTAGGTTGCGGTTTTCCTGCGTAATTTGCTGGGCGACCCGGATGGCCTCCTCGCGCATACGCTCAGCATCTTCGCGCAGACGGCGCTCTTCATGCTGTTGGTAACGCAACTTGTTGATGCGCTTCTTGACTTTCTCGCTGTAACCAGCAAGCTCGTCGTCGTCATCGTCGTCGTCTTTTGCCGTCTTTGATGGCGGTCGGCGGTCTTCCGGCTCTCGGTCGTCAACAATTTCAAGATTGAGATTGCTTTCTTCCTCGCCCGGCTTTTTGCCAATAGTTGTTCGCACCCCGAGGAATCGCTCCTCCTGAGATGTTCGCTCTTCTACTGCCTGATCTTCGCTCATACCTTTTCAATCCCCCTTGGGTCATCCACAACAGCCTCAACGCTGTCGTCGTTAATGAGCCTAAACTCCTTACCGTGTATCTTGAACCGAGTTCCGCTGTACGAACGCATGAGCACCCAGTCGCCCTCTTTGCAGTAAGGGCCGTTGGGGAATCTCTTGGGGTCGTTGTATGCGTCTGGTCCGGCTTTTAAGACAAACCCGCAGATAGAGCCAATTTCCTCTATGTGCAATGTTTCTCTGGCCTTGATGATGCCGCCTTCCGTCTTTTCGTCGGGTTCCGGCAGTGCGATAAGTAGTTTGTACCCTTTGGGTTCTGGAAGCTGGCTTGCTTGCCTTTGCTCCTGCGTCATGGTGTACGTCCCTGCACCGAAAGTTGGCGTTCGGAGTCGCCTAGCGTCACATCATGTGACGAAACTATTCTCGATCCATCCTGTCATTCAGGTCGAGAAGCTCGCGCTCGGCGTAGGCTAAGCCTTCAATAATGCCGACACAGCGAGAGTAATCGTTCATGTCCTTGCAGGCGCCACCTGCAATATGGTCCGTAATCTCGTTCATATGATTACGAAACATCTCTTGCAGTGCTCCTAACAAGTTATTTGTAGCACGTTTATTCATCGTCTAGCAAGTCCCTTACTAAATTAAATCCTGACCTAAATCCTTCCATTTCCGCCTGCGCGCCCATTGTTTCTCTCTGGGACTCAACCTTGGCCGCAATTTTCGCCGCCTCAATCCTCTCCTCCTGATCCATCTTTTCGTAGTCGAGTTCGGTTTTTGCTCGGAATTTTTCTAGGTCAGACTGTATTTTAGCCATTTCGGCTTGTGACTTGACGATGTCAACTTGGGCCTTAGCCATCGCTTGCTGTTGCTTGATGTCGAGAGATCGCTGTTCCGCTTGGGCCTTCGCCATCGCTTGCTGTTCTTTCATCGCAAGCTCGCGCTGTTGCATCTGGATGACAGGGTCTTCCTGCATCTGCGCGTTTTGCTCGGCTTGAGCCTGCTGTTGCGCCTTGCCAGTAAGCTGTGCGGCGGCTGGCGCCACCAACTTGGACAGGCGGTATTCGATGTCTTCAGGCAACGGCTCGTCTGGCGGCGGAAGTTCTACGCCTAGCTCGCGCTCTATCTTGCGCCGATACTCAAACGCAACGTGCTCAGAAACGTGCGCGGCCATAGCGGCCTGTGCCGCCTGCGCGTTTGGAGACTGACTGGCAATCGCCATAATCTCCGGGTTCTGCATCATGGACATATGAACCTGAATGTGCGCCTCATGGTCTTGATACATGAACGCCTTCACAGGCTCGCCATTGATAATGTTCATGTTCTCCGAGACGGGATCGGTAGGCTTGATGTCATTTTCAGTCGGAACAATCTTGTCCGCATCCTGAATGCCCAGAACTTCCAGCATCTGGCGGTGCAGGAGCGGGATGTCGTACATTTGCGGCGCCTGCATGGAAAGCTGTAGCGCCGCCTGATACTGCATGATCCTCTGGGCCATTGTGCCGGCGTTGGGATCGCTGACCGGAATAATATCCACTCGGTCGTCAAAGTCTTCCCTGACTATGGGGCCGTCGTCAGGCTCGTAGGGGTATGAGCTAGGCCCGTAGTCCTTTACTAGCTCTACCAGTATCTTCAGTTCCTTGGATACTGCGGCGTGAACGCGAGCCTGCACTGCACTCATCACCTTCATCTCGCGCTCAAGAATTGCGAGTGTCGTTCCTACTGGCGCCTCACCATTGATGTCAGCCGCCTTTACATCTGCCGCAGACGCAAATCTTCGCCCTTCATTGACGATGTCGCCCAACAACTGGTACAGAACGCCGCTCGGCTCTTTGTACGGCAGGAAGGTGATATTGTCCCTGATCGCCCCGCCGGGAACGTCCACGTCCCTGAACTCGCCGGGCATAATTGGGGTGTCGTCGCCCTTGATCCGCAGGCCGCGCGACTTGAGGCCGCCGGGCAGATTTGACAGCGTCCCTGAGTCCACAAGCTGACGCAGGATTGATGTCGCAGACTTCGACAGGCCGCCAATCATGTGAACCAAGCCGAACCCGTAGAAGCCTAGTCCCGGCAGGTACTGGTAATGGACGTAGTGCTGTCGCGGCAACTTCTTCTGGTCGTCCTCGTACCAGTTGCGCCGGATAGACAGAATCGTTCTGGATGACTTGTCTATGGTAACGACGTAAGGCAATGCAATGCCCGTCGGCACGCCCCTGTCTGTGTCTTCAAATCCGGCAAGATCTAGGTTTACCTGCATCTCAAGCAGGGTATGCCGGTTGTCGTACTCGTAATTTTCCGAGTCTCCGGTCAGCCTGTTGTACTTCTGCTGGATTTCCGAGATGTCGGGTGAGGGGGGCGGCAGGTCTATGTCGGCATAAAAACCTGCCACCTGCAACTTGCGGATTTCATTCGCGCTTCGCTTCATCACATGGGTTGCGCGCTCGCAAGTGGACAGGTCTGAAGCCCCGTAACTCACCACAAAGTCTTCTGCCGGAACAAACATCGCGCAGGGGCGCCCCATGTTTGGATCGTAGTAGACTTTTCTAAATGCAGATCCCGCAATCGGAAGGGAGAACAGGAGCTTTTCCGTCTCCGTCCTGTACTCCGTCATGCGCTGTGTAATCAGGTAATTCAGGTAATTCTCTACGCGATGGGCCTGACTCACCTTGTCGGGCGTTAGCTTTCCGACAATGCTGGTCTTTACCGGCCCGCTGGCGGGATATATCTCCTGAATCGTTTGCGCCTGAAAGCGGATTACAGCTTCAGACAGCATGGGATGGAACACCCCGCAGGCGCCCTCCCAAGGCGTTGATCTATCCTCAAACTTCAACCCGAGCAGGTCCAGCCCGCGTATGTAGGAGTCTTCCCAGTCTGCGCGACTAACCCTGTCAGAATCAAAAGCGGACACAAGCTCGGACGCAAGAGAGTCTAGCTGTGACTCGGGCAGGTACTCGACCAAGTTTGCGTCGTGAGATGCGCCGACAAGCATCCCCGCGTCCGGGTCAAAGTCCAACATGACTCCGCCTTCGTCATCGAAAATTCCTACAGATTCTGGATTTTCGATCACAATTTCCAAAGCGGACTCTTCCATCTCGCCCATCATTGGTAAAGCCGCTTTATCAATAGCCATGTTTAGCCCATTTTCTTGGAATAGCCGCGCCCTTTGGTTGCCGCTCCGCAACCTCGCGCCATCGCCTGCTTCGTCTTGCCGCCCTCTTTCATCAGCTTGGGCATTTCAATCGCGCTTCTGGTTGACTCCGAGTAGCGCATGGGGCCAGATGCCAGCACCGAGCCACGACGACCGCGACCAACATTTGCATCGGTCTTAAACTTAGGCAGATCGCTATAATTGCGGATATCGTTGCGAATAATGTTTCCCGCTCTGTTCGCAATTTTCGCCGCCCTGACTGGGCCAAAGGTGTTCAAGACCCGAGATGCGGCGCCCCTGATGTCCCTCTTCGTAGGACGGACCATTATTTAACCTTACCGCCCTTCATGTAGCCTTTGGTCTTGCCGCCCTTGAAGTACCCTTTAGTCTTGGGCACCATACCGCCAGCCATCATCTTTCCTTCGCCGTCAGCCGCAAAAAAAGGCACTTCTTCGCCTTCTTTGTTTTTGACCATCTTCAGCTTGCCACCGCTGGCATACATTTTAGACTGCTTCTTCATCATTTTGGGCACCTGCATATAGGTTGTTGAATACTTGGTTTACGTCCAGCGTGTAGTCCAAATCTGACTTAGAGTAATGGATATGCTGTGACGGTCTAAAATCCGGAGCGCCTTCTCCAGTCTCAAACCAAGCTGGGTGCGTCACCCTGACTCGATTGTTTGGAAGCGCCACAATGTTGCCTGTCCATTTGCCTGCATCCAGCAGTTCCATCACATGGCTCTGCTTGTGCTGGGCGGGATCATCAGCAATCTCGCTCTCCGTGTAGTCCACGGTAAACATATATTTAGCCGGAAAGAACTTACCGTCTATCTTTGCCAGCCAAGGGCATGGAGTTGCCCTTTCTAGCACATACACCGCATGAGTGCTGGATGAGCAATCCCAAGGCTGTGCCGCATACGTTGGCATTGCTTCAGGCCATTCTTCAAAAGGCGTGTCGCCTACAAGCGCCGTTATCGGCATCCGCGCCCACATTGCGCCGCCATGCACATTAGGCTCGTCGGTGTCGTAGGTTTCTGCGCCAGTAAAAATAATCTGAAAGCTCAGAGATCGACAAGGCATTGTGGTGACGGCTATCGCCATCGCATGCAGAAACTCACCGTGATATTTCTGATGGTTGTGGGTGTATTCCTTCCGAACCCAGCACTTAAAGTGCGGGATGTTACTTTGCAAAAAGGCCATGCCGCCCCTTAGTAGTAGTCCGCGCGTCTTCCGTAGTCCGGCTCCGGCTCGTCCTCGTCGGAGTGCAGTGGGATAAACCCACCCTGCCGGAACCGCAACAACGCCTGCGTAGAGGAGTCAACCAAGTCATCGTGCTCCCCAGCCGGGAAGGACGCAAACTCCTGAATAACCTCTTCCGCAAATCGTGTCTCTGGCGCCCATACAATGCCAGAAGCAAACAAGTCAGCAACAGCGTTCACTCTTGCTATCTTGTCATTACCACGGGACGGTGTGTACTCCGAAACCGGAATACCCATCGCCCGTAGCT